ATTAAATGCCGTTTTTAATGCATTAAAATTTGGTTCAGCTGGAGCTATGATAGGATTGAAATTGGGTGGCCCAGTTGGTGCATTGATAGGTGGTATCGCTGGTGCAATTTTAGGTGGACTGTTAGGTTATTTTGGTGGAGATAGGATTGCAAAAGCAATTGATGATGTTGGTGTTTGGATTAAAGACAAATTCGATAATATATTAAAATTTCTAGGTTTAGAAAAGAAAACCGAAGAAGATTTTCAAAAAGAACTACAAGACGATAAAGATGAATTGGATGAGAAAGTTTCGATACTGGGAATAGAGAAGGAGCGCCTGGACAAAATCGAGAACAAAACACCAATGCAAAGGACAGCTGCGAAGAGGGCAACTAAAGACTTAGAAGAAGCTAAAACTGAACGAACTGCCCTTGATGATCCCGATGCAATTCAAAAATATCGTAAAACACAAACTACGACAACAGGAGTAGGAACTTCAATTACAACGTTTGATAAAGAGGGCAAAGCGACTACGACAGAATATCTTGGCGGGGATCAGAGCGATGACAAAGAGTTTTTTAAAATATTTAATAGAGATGGAAGTGCTTCTCGCCTTGTAGGTGCATCATACCGCCACGGGCCTGATGGTAAAAAATCCGTGCAAGAATTGAAACTCGAAAAATTAGGATATACCAGAGAAACATTCGCAGCACTCAAGGATGAGGAGGTAAAGAACGTGATTAGGAGTAAGATAATCAATAATGAGGTGCGCCTCCATGAGCAAGGTCTTGCTAGTGGTGGGATCATTGTTACTAAACCAACATATCTTCCTGCATCTGGAGTAGTAGTTGGCGAAAGTCCAAGTTGGTCTGGACCTGGCCTTGCTAGGGGTGGTATACCTACCATCCCACTTTCATCCTCTGGTGCGTCCGGACGTAAAGAAGCAGTTATTCCACTTGAAAGCGAAGCAGGTGGTCAAATTTTAGCTGCTGCGCTTGCACCCGCAATTGCAGGTGCGACCTTAAATGAAATGGCACTGGCAAGGGTAGGAACGATAGCGAGTTATAATTCGCAATCGCCGGTCATAACTGATGCAAGTTCTAATCAAACTGTCATCAATCAAACAACCATAAACTCGCCCAATCCACAAGGACCATCCTTGCCAGGATCAGGACGAGATATGGCTGTTTCACATTTTAGACACGTTGCATAAACTTACGCTTCTGCAAGTTTCTTGAAGTAATCAAGATTGTCATCGTTGGTTACTTCACTTTCGTTCTTATTGAATGAAAGTTTATTGATAGGTTCCCCACCATCAAATGGAACGTCTTCACTGACAACTGAAGTTGGTGCTGACATTGCAGCAGTCTCCACATTTCCAAGAACCACATCCAGACGAGCTTTCAGGTCTTCAAAGGACTTGAAATTCTTGGGATCAACAAATTCTGCCAAAGAATATTCCTCATTCCAGACACGTTCCAATTCCGAATCATCATCGAAAAGTGGAGCAGGAGTTACAAACTCCGCTTTGTCATAGTTTGAAAACCCATCGACTTTACGAATCTTCAACTTGAAGTTCGCACCATCCCACAAACCGAAAACGTCAACTGGTGACTCATCTTCAAATTCAGGGTTTGCCATCGAGCTCACCTTGTCGAAGATTTTCTTTCCATAACGGAACAGAAATACCTTTCCTTCGTTCTGAGGATTGGCCTTATCTTCTACAACATAAACGTTGGAGATATAAGTGAGTCTCCGTTTCTGTTTACGGGCGATTTCCTTATTCGCCTCAACCCCAGAATTCCAAAGAGTGGAGTTATACTCCGCAAGAGGATCTTTGCTACCAAGAGTGGTCAAAGAGTTCTCGATATACCAACCGCCGGGTCCTTGGAACCCGTGATTGAATACTTTTGCCCACTGTAGTTCCTCACCGTCTGGAGCAGGAAGGAAACGAATGACAGCATAACCACTGCCAGACTTGTCGAGTTCCGCCTTCCAAAAACGGTCATCTTCCCGACTAAAATTGTTTTGGGGATTGTTAATCTTCTCGACTTCTGACTGAAGTTTTTGAAGAGCAGTCTTTCGACTATTTTTGAGAGATGCAAATGAATTTGCCATCTTATTCTCCTTTTCTGCGTGTTTCAGATTATCCACTTTATGCATAATGAAATTCTACTTGTTTTCGTAGTATGTCAACGTATTTCTGCTTATTCACATTCAAGAATGGTGCATACTTATTACATATATCATACAGTCTCGGCCACATGACCGATTCCCCTATCTCCTCATTGAAGGTAGGGGCAAAGTGAAGTATTGAATCCATTATAATGAAGGATTCAATCGACACTTCCTCGCCAAATACACGGCGAAGTACAGGGGGATGCTGACCATCCCGACACTTAAAAAGTAAATTAAACTCATCGCTTGTATCAAACAACGTACTAATTTCACTTTCAAACACATACGAAAGACCTTGGATTTTCGCCTTCCATGAAATATAATTCTGCCTACCCTCTGGCGATGTGATATTGCCGACCCAGAGATCATTTGTTTTAACGAAGTTTGAGACAAAAAACTTAGTGAGTTCATCTTCTTTGTATATCTTCGACAAACGTATAAAATGATGTTTGTCTTTTCTCTTTTCAAAAGAAGATTCACTTGCACGAACCTTTCCATTAAATTTAAAATAATCGTATCCCTTTTTATTGAAGTGTTGTTTCAAGGACAAATATTTTTGATACACTTCAAAAGGAGTCACACTATAAATCATAAAGGAAGTTTAGATGTTTTCGGCAAGAAATTTAAAGTTTCTGCTTCCTCTCTCAATTTATTCTTTGTACTAATATTAATCAACTTAGCTATCGTTTCCGATTCAAGATTATTCATCTCGGCATGATACAGTATAGCATCAAGATAACTCATTTTAGTTCGTTCAACAACTTCTTCGATCTCGTTATTGAACCGCTCGGGATTGTAAATATTCGGTAAAATTTCCATTATTATATTTTATTATAACACATTATTTAATAAAAGTCAAGTCAAATTATCATGCTTGCCATTTTCAACATTTTCAGTTTCTTTATGCTCAGGATCTTCTTTGTCCTTGAACCAATAATCAGTAGCCTTACCCAATACTGCTACATAAGCACCAACCATAATATTGACTAAATCCCTCGATGCTTGTGGTAATTCCGCGTAAAACAACAACGAAATTAAAAATAAAAAAGTAAGAACTACAATTAATGATAACGAAAAACGTGCCCACCAATTCAACTTTTTACGAAATTCAATTTTTTCGTATTTCAAAGCCTCTAATGGATTCGATTCCCATAACCTCTCTTCTTCTGCTTCAACCATTTCCATTCCTGTATTTATTTTTCCATCACCAATTCTGTTTTTAAGTTTCTTTTCCATGCTCTTCCGATAAAGGTATATCTTTCCAATCCATTTTGGATATTGTCACGGGTCCTCGTAATTCAGTTGGGAATTTACAAACTCCATAGTGCTCAAGTTTGAGATTAGAAGCAAACACAAATGGTCGTCCCTTTACTCTAGACATAAACTCACCTTCTTTTCCAAAGATAGCACCTCCCTGTGCTGCTTTCTTACCATTACCGGGATAAGCATCTGGGCAGTCACTTGTTCCAAACAATACACCAGCCTTACCTTTGGCTCCAAAAATTATAGAATCTTGCTCAAACTCCTCACCCAATGCGAGCAAGTCCTTTTTCAATTTACCCTTATCTTGTAAGTCAGCAACAAAATAAGAATTTTCCCCAACTTCTCTTGCAGAAGGTTTTCCATAATTTTCAATATAGGCGCCTTTAATCGAAGTTATTCCATATCCCTTGGCTCTCAATTTAGAGAATAGAGATTTATTTCGTTGTTGATTTTCTTTTCTGGTGTATGGGGTTCCTTCACCACAATCTGGAGCATATCTATTTGCAGTTATAGTTCCGTAATCATGCTCTTCTGAATGTTTCCAGATTCTAGAAAGACCAGATTCTTGTAAATACTCACTAAAAGTACTAACCATTTTTTATTTCCAGTTAATATTATTTGTAATAGGGAGGCTTCTGTTACGAGGTGCCTCCCGAACCCTACAGAATAATTACGCTGCTAAAGCAACCCGCGATGGGAAATATTCTGAATTATTAGCTGCATTGTAATATGCATCTAGTTGTGTTGCACTGTTACAGTCGTAGCTCGACTGGGCATCTCTTTCGATCTTTATATCTATCAGTCGATTTCCTGATACACCCCCATCAACGAATCACATACCAAAATAAACAATTCCATATACTATTGCTGCTATAATAATAATTGAACCAAAAATCCAAATTGCTATCTTTTCCATATGACTCCTTGGTGGAGGCGGGCGGAATCGAACCGCCGTCCTGTCTAGTTTATTACATCAACGTCAACAACACCATAAATATTTATCTCATCAGTTCTTTCCGAAATGATGGTAAGCATCACATATTGCTTTGAGTCGGCGAATATAATCCAAAGGATTGTACACTTTCCATTCGACATACAAATCAGTCACTTTATCCCCATCCATAAATGGTACTGGTTTCTTGGGATCACTAAATCTAATAAATGTACATATCACAAGTTTCTTGGGAAGCAATCCATACATCTCATATAGCATCCGACAATAAGCCGTTCCCTGAAGAATATAATTTAAAGCATATTCTTCTTTTTTAATATAGCCACCGGTCTTCCAATCAATAATTGCTAACTCACCACAATAGTCCGCTACCAAATCAGTCGTGCCTGCTACTTTAAGACCATCCGACCACATTGGCAATTCAATTCCACGGATATTATCAATCCTTTCATCAATTTGCGGAATGCCTGTCAAAATAAGTTCTTTGTGATCAGGCATTACATTGTTTAGATAATTTTCATCTCCCAACAAATATTTTTCAATCGCACTATGAACTTTAGTTCCTTTTCGTGCAGCTCGTCCAGAAATCTTATCTGCTTCTTTATGACCTATTTTATCTCTCCAAGCTTGAATGCCTGGTTTTGAAATCATATGATAAATTAGATTTGTAATAGATGGATAAGTACCTTTCGGGGAATGGTACACTCTATTTTCACCTGAATTGTCTTGTTCTATTTGATCTTTTCTATTTTCAAGTAGATCATAATTAAATTGTTTCACTTTAAACTTTTCTTATCGAGGAATAGTAATTGTATTATGGGGGTTCATTTTTTTTATTTCTTTAAGGCGATCCCTGAACCCATCATCAATCTTCTTCCCTGTAAAACTCCACGGGTCGCCGATATATGGTTTCGCAAATAACATTTTAACTTTACCTTCACAAGTAGCAACTCTACAAGGTTGCTCTATGGGGATATTTCTATCTACTATTGGAAGTGATTCCTCAAATTCCAATCCACAACTTTCACAAACATAATCGTAATACGGCATCATTTTCCTATGATTTCAAATTTCCATTTTCATTATCAAAAATCGCACGGGCCCACTACACAAGTCCATTTCACTTTTTGTTTTTTTCTTTTTGGTGCTGGTACTGATCTCTTTTCAACTATTGGTGCTGGTTTTTGATATACCACTTCTATTGGTGCTGGTTTTTGATTTCCCACTTGTTCTCCGTCACACACTCCATAAAGTAACCCATCTTCAATGAAGACCTTACAACCTGCTAGTAGGGGATCTTTAGAATAGAAGACCCCATTTCTACGTTGTGTCTGCGCTAAGGCCACAGTACTAAAAATTAAAACAAACCATAATGTTGATATTAACTGTTTCATAATCAATCCATTTTCAATTGTTAATAGTATTATTATATCATATTATAATGAAATTGTCAAGTTTTTTATAATTTTGAACGATAAAAAATATGATTATCTATTGAAGTCACTACTATTTTTTCTTTA